GTTCCTCCAATTGCCAGTGCTCACAGAGCCACCTATTTTTGCCCGCCGTTTCCGGCCGTCAAGTCTATTTACAAGACAACGCAGTCCTCGCGACCGAAGAAGTGACGAATGTCAGCGGTCCGCATTCCTGCAATCATCTCCAAGAGCCTTTCCTTCAGCTCACTTGTCTCACTCCTTGTGATCACATTGGTGTTCCACTGCGTGGCGAAGAAAGACATATCGGTAGGAGACGTGTAAGTCCCAGCCGACGAAGTCACCGTCACAACAGGTGCCGGTCCTGTGACTTGCATCAAAGCAAAACACAAACTATTGGCCTGGGTGGTTGGGGCAGCAGTCGGCTGATCCACCAAGGCTGTTGGCAGCGTGCTCGCATTGAACACACTGAGCAAGTTCGCGTTTGTCACGGAGGCAATCCTCACATTGAAGTTTGAGGAGGAACTAGTCGAGAAGCCGGTCAACGCCACCAAGAAAACACCACTCGAAACTGTGGCTGGGAAAGTCACAGTGAGCGGACCAAACGTCAGGGCAAGCGTGGAGCCAGCCGCAGCCACAGGGGCAGTGCCAGCAGTCCACACATTGGAGCTACTCATGCTCGCACCACTTGTGAAGTAATGTGCGGACAGAATGGCGGAACCCAATGCACCAACATTCAGTTTTGGTTTTCTCAAAGCAATAGCGTAAGAGACCCACAACTCGCCAATGGTTACAGAAGTGCCCTGGAAGCCTGTCGTTGCCAACTGGAAGTTTCCAAGGTCATAGAACCTCTGGTCCTGCCCGGTGGGAACCGGGCCGGACCGAATGTACAAATCAGACAGCACATTACCAAGACGCTTGCACTCAACCCCGTGAAGGGCCGAGCACGAGGGCTTGATTGACTGTGCAGCATCGTAGTTTTCCATGTTCAACTTGGTGGTGAAGGGCGTGTCCAAGGCGTTGTACGTCGTTGCCATAACCACAGTACCAAGTGCGGTATTTGTGGAATTGAGGGCATCAGCGCTTGTCGACTTGAACTCAAAGACGAGGCCGAGGAATTCATACTCCTCAAAGCAGTTCGCCACACCAGAAGCCCACGGAAAAGTGGAGGCAAGACCAGGATTTACAAAATAGGAGGTATTCGAGAAAGCTCCAGCGGTGGCAGACGTGACAACGTCCCCAAGGTACTCGCGGTTCACAATGACAACCTTGTCACGACCCGCGGCAAACATGGGGACCTCCTGCTGTTTTCCAAACAGGATGTTACGTTCAATGGGGTGCGACGACGTGGTATAATCCCCGTTTCCGAAGAGTTTGTCCACAACGCCCCCCAACATGCCACCAGCCCACTTACCAAGTTTCCCCCCCCAGGTTGCGCCCTTGTCACCAAAGTACGCCCCCTTCCCAGTCAAAACAGCGCCACCACGGGCACCCTTCTTCTTGCGCCTACGTCGCTTTCGTGCAGTCTTCTTAACCATCATCTGTACAAAACTCTTGCGGCCCTTAAACGGGAGACCGCACCCTTTTGCCCGATCTCTCGGGCTGCATTGATGCTTCATGTTTGTCGGCTCGCCGCAAAACGGGCGAGCTTGTCCTCAAGGTAGTCCTCATCGGGCTCTATACGCACTGTCGGGTCCTGGCCATAGACGAACTGTAGTCTCCTCACTTCCATCTTATAGCCACGCTCTCGAGCGGCTTCGTCAAAGTCCATCATGGTGATGTCGTCCTCATCGATAGCGCCACTCCGAATATAATCTTCATACTCATCGTAGTCGGAAGCGTAATCGACAGACTTCTCTGACTCAGCGTCCTCAAAAACAGCCACGCGATGGTTGCCACGCTTCTTGAACAACGTCTTAAGTTGCGTCGCTCGGGAATCTGTCATGGCTTGCCTCAATGCGCGGCGGTCCGCAACTTGCTTGTTAAAAGCCTCTTTCTGCTCACGGGTCCAAGGGGAAGAAAGGCCGAAGGCGATGCCCAACCCAGGCGAGACTGTGTACATCTCAACGTAAAGACGTTTGGCAGCCACGGGCGGGACTTCAACGGTGGTCGAGGCACCTGCGGCACCCCGATTCATCAGCACATCCAGCGAATCCTCCTCCTCCTCCCCCCAAGCGCCGATTTCGGCGGGGACATTCGAAACTGTGGTGTCAGCGTTCACAGACACCTGTTCCTCAGACAAGGTTATCCCAGGCGGGGCGTAGAGAGAGAGGATCTTGTTGATCGACGGGAAGTCGCCACCAGTCAGCACCGGCATGTGCATCATGGTGACATCAGCCACATGCAAATCACTCTCATCATCACCAATCGCACCCAGGGCAGTGGGGCCAAGAGGCGTCTTTCCAGCACGGAGGCAAGACTGGTACCAGGCGCGCACGGACTTGTAGAGAGCGGGGACTGTGTGCAGCCCCTGCGCTATCAACTGTCGCGAACGCTCCATCTGCAAAGAATCGTCCTCAGCCTGCGTCTGGTTGCGAGCGGCACGTGTGTACCAGAACAGGGAGCCAGTGAGCTTACTAATGTCCCCTACAGGGATATAGAAGCTTTGGGGCTCACCCACTGGGCGCGCCAGCTGCAACCTGCAGCCCAAGAACGGTGCAGTGCACCCATCCTCTGTGACAAGATGTTCCTTCAAGGTCTCCGGCTTGAGCACCATCCCAAGCTGGGTGGCAGCAACAAGCAGGACATCCCGCTTCCAAACGTCCAAGGTCAAGGTGCCCGGGGGCAGCTTCACCATCAGCTCACTCTCGAGTCGACCAACTAATACAAACATGAGCTTGGAGAGCAACTCATCAAAAATTGTTGTGCCTGCGACACCTGTCGCCAGATGGTCTTTGAAGGCCACGACAAGAGTCTTAAACGCAACCACGGGCGTGCCCAAGGCACTTCCGCAGAGCATAGAGACAATTGGGGCCCACCGGGAAGTCTTGATTCCAGGGTAGACACTGGCTAGCACCTGCTTAAACAGGATGCCCATCTTCGTTGTCAACCGTGAGTCCATTTGGTCCACATCGGGGGCGAGGACAATTCTAGTCAGCGGCCCTCCCTCAATCAAGGGGAGATGCAAGGCATAGAGCTGATCATCAGAATACGATCCCATCATATAGCACCCTGGTTTCTCGGGGGGTGCCAACAGGACACGCATCAAGGCATCAGCTCCGCCATGCGCATAACTAAACTTGTACAAGGACGTAGCACCCTCCTTTCGCCACCACCCCGCAGTGCCAACAGGGGCCCAACCGCTAGGAGCGGTGGCGCCCCAATGGCTCAGCATTGGGATAAGCGGGTCGGAGAAAGCACGCACCACGGCCTGAAAGAACCACGAAATGGGCGCGGGCCAAACATAGTAAGGCCTGGCAGATTGTTTCTCTGCCTGCACGCACACTTTTGCGATAGGGTACAGGTCGTACTTCGCCTTCAACAGGGGGATAAACCACAGCGGGTGTGTCTTCACGAGCTCATTCACGGCCAGAACTGGGTCTGGCGCGCTAAGGGCTCGAGTGATTACTTCCACACACTGCATAATCCCGGACGCACAAAGCTTCTTCTGGACGAGGAAGGGCAAACCTGCGCTAGACGACGCATTGACGGGCGTGAGATCCAGGGCTAGCGACACATCGGCGGCTTCGATCACCCGCCATTTAGCCACCCGCTCTGGGTCCCACGTGAACTGGGCAATGACGGCCTGCCGAGTGGCAACATCCGTGAAGCTGTACTGATGTGCAGCAACAGTAGAGTGCATGCCTCGGCAAAACCGCTGCAACAGTCCAATGACATTACCACTAGTGCGAACCCACTGGAGGGCCGGCTGGAGTGCGGCATACAGCTCACGTTTTTCAAGTTCCGTGAACTTCGCGCTCTTCAACCTATTTTCCATGAAAGTCCACAAAAAGGTGTAGAACATCCCATCCGCCATCGGCGCTTCAACATTGACAGGCGTGCCTGCGGTGGGTTTGGCACCGGGGCGTTGCAGAAGTTTTGCATCTGCGCCCCAGTTGTAGGAACTCACCACACGCGCCTTCGAATCTGCAAGTTTCAGCTTTAAGAACTCATCAGCCTCAGGGACACTCGGTTCCCCGATGCGATTCCGTCTCATCGGCGGCTTAAGGGTGTAAACTCCTATAGCCATTGCCTCCGCTTGAGACTCTTCAGCACCAGAGGCCAGTCGCCTGAAGGCACTGCCAGACATAAGTTCAGCTTTCATATCAGATCCAGAAGGGCCAGCCATGATCAACAAACAATAAAGTGATGTTTGAACCCTGCATCACTGCAGCGCTCCAAAGAACCTGCCACCGGCACACCCGAGGGGTGTGTGGAGAGCACAACCAGAATAACCACCCATGCACATGAGAGAACTGGTTCGAAAAGCAGAAATAGGCTGTCCGGGACTTCGGAGACCCCCGACCCAG